GTACTCTGCTACTTCATTGCGAACACTAGTTGGGAACATGTTGCTCCACTTCACGTCTGGTGAACCATGTTCTGCTGAATAACGCTGTGCTGCGTCTGCTGCCCAGTATGTCCAGAGTTTAACAGCTAGTTCATGATCGTAAACACCCTTATCCCATTTCTTAGTAAGGTTCTTCATAATTGGAACAGTACGCTGACGATATAAGTCAGCATCGTTCTCACCAAACAGTACTAGCTCATGAGCTTCGTCACTCATATCGTTTTCTACAATATGTTTGTCTAGTACTTCATTAACTAGCTTCAGTTGTAGATAAGTCTGATTACTTTCGCAACGAGCGCCTAACTTTGTTTCTAAAGTCTTTAGTTGTTTAGTGAAATTCTCTTTAAGAGACTTTGCTTTATTAACGTTAAGACTCTCTAGGTTAATATTATAACCGAAAATCTTTCTTACTACTTGGTTTACACGTTTGCTATCAGCAACGGGGATTAAGTCATCTAGGTACATGGTTTCTTCCTAAAATTTATATACAGTATTTATGCTATTTTAACAGTTTTAAGTTTTTGATTCAAGTCCAATACAACATTATCAAAACGATCTTTAGTTAGAGATAGGCGACATTCAAGCACAAATCTACTATGCTTATTAGCAGATTTCATGCCATGCTTGTACCAAAACATATCTTCCTTCAACTTACCCGCTTTAAAATCTAAAAGTTCTATATGATTGGCAGTACTTCTGTCATTATTCATAATGGATAGAACATATCCTACAGCGCAACGCTTTAGATTAAATGATTTGGAAATACTCTTAATAATCCATTTATTATCTACTATAGCAATATGTTTACCATTTACAACCACACTATCGTTGTCCTGGTATATTATGCTTGGGCTAGAATTGGATAGTAAGTTATTAAGATTTCTGCGAAGACTGTCTGCTTTTATAGATGATTTGCTCATCGGATCGTTTCCTAATAATAATTGATTTGTTTACTAATTGATTAGCGATATGAACATCACGTTCACTAAGACTGTTTTTACTTACCGAACCATTTTTGCTAATATGATCTAGTATTACTTGTTCTTCATTCGTAATAGGCAAGCTTATATTATTGAATTCTAAAAAACGCATAATTAATCGCCAATATTAATTTTGCTGCCTGGCTTGATTAATCTCTTAGGATCTTGACTACCAATTGTTCCTTTAGGTTTTACACTTATCTTTTTAGTTGCTGGATCTACATCTAGATCTACAGCGTCAAGATCAATTTCCACGCCATCACCAGCAGTTGCTTTGTTTCCAGCTACTCTAGTAATTTTTAATTCTGCTTCGTTTTTAGGAGCGCCATATACTTTACGATAAGCATACTTGCGAGCATCGTCAGCACTTAGTCCTTGCTTCTCTAACTTGGCTGTTTCTTTATCTAAACGCATTGCTAGATAAGCATCTTTATCTCGCTGATCCTGTTTCTTCTCAGCGCGGCTACCCTGCCACATATCTTTCCAGAGGCCTTCGGCGGCAAATTCATTGTATCTCATTATCTTGACCTTTTGTTAAGTGCCTGAACTCGTTTACTGGCAGGATTAATACGCATCGTACGTTTACGTTTTCTAGCCATTCTGGAGCCTAGTCTAGCTTTTGTGATCTTTAATTTAATACGCTTTTTAATATCAGGTGCAGCAAAACACTGAGCAGGATGGCTAACAATTCTAGACTTTCTTGTGCCTGAACTGCAACGATACTTACGCACAACCTTGTTGCCGCGACGGGCCCAGGCCATGCCTTCTTCTAGTGCTTCATTATCTGGTTTAAATTCTTCAAAACGCATATAGTATTTATGCGTTAATTATTTTATAATGTTCCAAACTAGGAACCCAATTACACCTGTCATTGTGCCAATAACAGCAGTTGCCCAAGCAAGTACTTGCTTGTTGCGGTACCTATCACTTTTTATTACTGCGTCGTGAATGTCGTCAAGAGTGTGTTCTACGTTATCGAGACGGTTGGTTATCTCTCCTACCTTCTCGTCAAGACGGTTGTTCACGGCATCGAGTTTGTCATGCAATGCCTTATACCTCTCTCCACACAACTCTACGTGTGCCTCAAGACTTTCCTTCTCTATTTCCGCCATAGATTACGTTCTCACCAGCTCTTGGGTGATGCTTGACCGTGTTGCCTGTTCTGTGCCTCTAGTTATGCCTGTTTTATGCCTGTATTCTCTAAGCATCTTATATTATATTTATTCTTTAACCAGCTCTGAATAATAATACATTACTTTCCCTAGGGCTGGTATTAAACACTGCTAGGTCTAAAAGTGTATCTTCGTCTAATCCTGTTATAACAGGAACATTATGCAAATACTCTAACAGTATCTCACCATTAGTCCCGAAAACTTCACGTTGTTCAATGCCAAACTGCCAATACCATACTTTTCTTACACCAAACATTGTAGTAATAAAAGTATGTTTATCACCAAACTTTAAAATATCAGGTACATTTTTATTATCCAAAATTTCAACATCATGAATTGTCCAGGGCTGACTAAGCAAACTTACAGTTTGTATTAATGTCTCATAATTACGCTGCTGATTGCGTGCTTTTCCACTGCCTCTTGTAACACCTGTATTTGTAATATCAACCAGTGTAAACACAGCCCAGCGTTCCTTAATTGCTTCTATCATTGTGTAATGGATCCTCGTCTCTTAAATAAAACCCCAACTCGACTAGTTTATTACTATCATCAAATAGTATACAATCTGCACTTGTATAACCAAGATGTTTTAAAACTCTGTACCTATTACAACCTAGTTTTAGTGCCCAAATAAATCCATCGCTATTTACTCTGGGAGGATTTATATAGGGCCAACCTGGATTAGCACTAAACCAATTAGCAAACTTTTTAGTCCACCAGTCCAGTGTCACTTTATAATATAACAATGGATACCACAACCCATCATTTGTAAATCTAGGCAAGTCTCTTGTACGCCAACGGTCATCCAAATGATAACTCATGGGGCTTAGTAAGTCCAAATCCACTGGATGAATACCAGCATGGTCCTGCCAGATACTGGGACAATGTTTCATATATGTAATTATTAGAAACAGAAAGGGCGGTGTAAAAACACCGCCCTCCTATTATAACTTAACAGTTATTAAATTATGCGTACTGTAGGGTTGTTTTAATTGTTACTGCTACTGTACCTGATGTAAAGTCAACACTGTCAACGTCGCCTAGATTGATTAGGTCCTCAACTAGTGCTGCACCAACGGTACCTGTTACTGTGCCGTCAGCTGACTTATAGTCACTGCCGCTGAGGTCACCCTCAAGCATTACGTCCATCTGTGTGCCTGTACCATATACTGCACCGGCCATTAGGATGTTACCGTACTTTTGTACTGAGTTGATGATTGCAATCATTGCCTCGTCTGAACCTTCTGCGTTAACGTCCCAGTCGATTGCCATTAGTGTTACTTCTTTACCAGCGAAACGCATTTCACCAATTAGTTCTGCTACTGCTGGATGTTGTCTTGCTACGCCTGCCATTTGTTTATTCCTTTAATTAAATGTTTATTATGCGAGCTTAAAGCCGCCGTCTGTCACGTCAGAACCACTAACATCAACAGTGTTATTACCAACAGTTGTGCCCATTGCACGAACTGCTGTTTGTAGTGAGGATGCTGTCCATGCACCTGCTGGATATACACCTACAGAGATCTGACCAGTTGTGTCACCCTCTACTTGGTACATTTCAACAGTGGCAAGATCACCAACCTTGCGTAGAATTGCTTCTACTGCTTCACCAGCGTCTAGCTCGTTGCGTAGATCAACTGCTTCTTGTGAGCCGTTCTCAACAATAATCTTAAAGAAATCCATTTGTGGAAGACTGATGATTACTGTTTCGTCGGCTGAGATAGCACCGCTGCCTGATAGGCTACGGTCCATGTGAACAACGCCAAAGGCGTTACCGTTTACACGAGTTACTTCTGCCATTTTATTCTCCAATACACGATGTGTCTAATACGTGCTTGTAATTATTTATCAGTTTAAAAGTATTTTCTGCCCAGAGCGTAGGCACCAGCAATAACGGCTGCACCCTTTACCCATCCTGGAATCTTTCCGCCACCCTGAATTGCTTGTTGTTGTTCAGGTTCTACTATTAATCCTTTATTGGAAACTGTAGTAGCATAGGATTTAAACATATCACTGCGGAATTGTCCGTCTCTACGGAAAACATTGACTAACCGACTACTTACTTGTTTACGCTCACTATCAGTGCTTAAATTGTAATCACCAATAACACGTCTAGCATTTCTTAGGAAACTGTTGCGTATACCCAAGTTTTTTTGCATAGACAGAAACATCTGGCGGTCCTGAGCTCGATGTTCTTTACCGCTAATAATATCTCTAAGATATCTTTTAAATTTAAGCTCATCAAAGCTTATATTGTCTAGATCAGTTACTTTGTCTTTAAATTTACTAGGATTGCCTAAAATTGCTGCTAGGTTATGTAAATCAGTTGCGCCTGTTCTTACTTGTGAGAAGTTCATATAACGCAATGTATCTTTGGCATATTTTTGTGCCCAAGCAGGGCTTTCATAACGCATCTGTTGTAGAGCAAGCAAGTGTTCATAAAAATCTTCACTGAGATCAAAACCGCTTGCACCTGTTACTTCGTTAGGTCTACGAATATATCTTGCTTCGGTTAGCTCTTCTCTTAAAAATTCAAATGCCATTACTTGCCCCAGTCTTTTGGTACCATAAAGTTAGCACGGTTAAATTCAAGTCTGTCATTAAATTTAACAGCGCCGCCTTCATGACCTATAGCAACATAACCTTCAGGATTGGTTACTTTGTAACCATCAGGAGTTTTTAGGAATGTTCCTATACTATCAATATTATTTAGTTTACCCACTAGTTTGAGTTTTGCATCATTAACGGCACTGTAAAGAGAAAATACACTTAGTAAAGTACCCATATTATCCTTAACAAACTGGTTAGTTTGTTTTAATTTTTCCATACGAGTTTGATATGCTTTGCTTTCAGCGCCACCTTTTAGTTTGGCTACTTCTGCATCCATGCGCTCTTTATAAAACTTTAGGAAGTCTCTTAAAAACGCCTTAGGGTCACCTACATGACTTCCAGCACGAACACGACTGTTCATAAAAATATTAAACAATGGGCCCAGATCCTGATCAGTCCTAAACTTGTCAAAGTCTGCTTTATTAATGGACTTGAGCGCTGCTTTCATATTAGCAATATCCTGACTGATCTGTTTATTTTCCTGATCAGATAGTGTAGCAACACCAGTATAATCTTTATAATAAGCGTCTTCAGCCCATACGTCTGGATTTGTAGAAAGTTCATTTACATCTGCTCCAAAACTTGCCTGCATCTCAGGAACTGTATTACCAGTATAGGTTGTATGGAATACTATACCTATCTTTGCTTTGGATACACGGCCGCCCAATTCACTATCACGATTAACAGCATATGTTATTGTGTTGGGTCTAAAGACAATGTAATCTTCACCGTCTATTGTAGCATCTTCAGGAGGACGCTCTGGTGAAAACAATAAATCTCCCTGTAATACTTTACCTTTAATATTGAGAGTATTAAGATATTCTAGTGCATATCCTAGAATGTTATATAACGGAGTGTCAGCATAGAACTCGTCTAAATCGTCTTTGCTTTTTACTTTTTTACTTGCTTTAGCAAAAACACTCTTAGTACCAACAAAGAACTTACCATCTGCAGGATCTTCGCCAGCAAATACCGCTGGTGCGCCGTCCCATTTAACTGTTACTTTTTGCTTACCACCGCCTTGCGCCAGCATGTCACGAACGCCATCAACAAACTGTATAGCACGAACGGCGCCTTCATAACCATTGTCAAGGATAAGATCCTCAACATGAGTCATATGTAAGTTCTTACCTTCTTTTGCTTCTACAATTTGATGTATACGCATTATGCGGCTGCTCCTGATCCAGCTGGTGCTTGATTAACTGTGGCAAGATAATCTTGTATTTGTTTTTGTAATGTAGCATTAGACTTAATAGTCTGTGCTAGAGCGTTTAAATCAGGGCCCTGTGCGACTGTTTGCGGTTGTGACGCTGCCTTACCACTAAGTTTCCCATCACCCTGTGCTAACAACGCAGCCATTTTTTCCATGTCAGCCTTGCTTACAACTGTACCAGGATTTGTTACTACAATACCTGCATTTTTAACCCATTGTTCTGGTTTACTATAACCATTTGTTTTCAAAATATCATTTAAAACAGTATAGGTTAGTCCACCTCTTGCTAAACCTTTGCTTTGTAAGTATTTCTGTATAGCACCGTCAAATGTATCATTAGGCGTATCTACAGGCTCGTCTGCGGTTGCTTGAGCATCTGCAGGTTCTGCACTCGGCTGCTGTAATACAGTTTGCGTTTGCTGTTTAAGTGTTTCTATCTCTTGTTTTAGTTCGTCAGTAACATCTTCCGCACTACCAACCTCACCCATTAGTTTTTCTAGCTCTGCACGTTCTTCGTCTGTTAGTGCTTCACTTAGTACACTCTCTTGCTTTTGTTGTGCTTTAGCAAGTAGTTCTTTAATGCGGTTAACTTTGGTATTAATAGTTGCTGTTTGACCTGGTAATTCCACACCAACAGTGCTAAATGATTGCTTTGTGATACTAGGATCAATACCTTCACGATCCAGTAATGCAGCAATTTGTTCACTGTCGGTTGGTTCACCAGCTTTTTTCCATGCTGCCATTAACTTACTAGCAGTAACACGAGTTGTCATATTCTTGCCAATCTCTTGTGCTTTTTTCATGCCCAACCCTGCAATCTTACCTGCCTGCTGTTTGATGCCGCTTAGGCTAAGTTCATCTAAACGCTGACGTTCTGTTAGATAAGCTGTACGAGTAAATAATGTCCAAACCTGCTGTTCGGTGAATTGTACACTCTCCTCAGTTTTTGCCTCATCTTCAACAGGATTTCCTTCAGCATCCACTGGAGTACCTTGTTGATCAATACTTGTAGCGCCTGCGGCTGCACCTTGTGCTGCTGCTGCCATGTCACCAAAGAACTTTTGAGCATTTTTAATATCTTCTAAAGCTTCGCCACGCATCCAGTCGTTATAAGGACCTACACCGTTTACTTCAATGTTTTTAGCATAAAGGTTTGCTGCCTTGAATGACGCTTCAGCGGCATCATAGTTACTATTGTTCCACGCCTCTATTCCTCGTTGCCAATTTCTTTGAACATCGGCCAATTCTTCCGCCGTACCGTATACTTTAACGTGTTCAAAAAAGTCCGGGGCTCCAGTAGCCTGGGCATCAAAACTTAGTTCTAATGTATGAGCCTCGGGAAACAAATTATCAACTACTGCCATTTTAATTTGACCAAACGCATCTCCGATAGCATCGATAGTTGCGCCAGCAAGAGCACCAATTGCTGCTGTCTTGAGACCTTTACCAATAGCAGTTGAAAGTTTCTCACCCTTAACAAGTTCCAAACTACCACGTAGTACTTGACCAGCAATAGCACCACCAACTGGGCCGCCTGCTACTGCGGCAATAGCCGTTAAAACACCAATAACAAATGCTGTTTTCTTAGGATTTTCTTTGGCGTAATCACCTAGGTCTTGTACTAGTTTTAGTGTCTTTAGCCCGCCCCTGCTTTGGCTTAGTTTGTCTTTCAAGTTTAGTTTTAATTTATCAAACTGATTATCAAATGCTTTAACTGGAGCGGTATCCTGCAACCATTTACCAGCATCATTAATCATTTTATTAGCGGCCGCAACTACATCTTTACTCTTGCCTAGAGCAGTTCGGTTTGTGCCACTTGCGTTAGCGCCCTGCTCAACTTGACTAAAGATCTGATTGATCTGATCCTGTGTTAGCTGGGCTTCTGTTAGAACTATTTGCTTTAGCAAAGGCTGCGCTGATTCATAAACACCTTCAACAATTATGCGTTGCTCTTTGGTCATTCCTTCGCAAACGCTATTGAGTAATTGTCTATTACTGCGCTGACGTTCTTCAAACAATCTAATATTTGTGGGTAATGTATCAACTAGTTTCATTATGCTATCATTCCTGCTAATTGTTTGAGCTGATCAGGAGTTAACTTGTCAAGTGTTTCTTTCCATTTAGGATCTATAGCTGGTGCTTGTGAAGCTTGTGCTGGCTGGCCCTGTTGTTGTTTAGCCTGTTGTGCTAGTTTATCTAAATCTTGAGCAGGCGCGCCAGTGGTATCGTCTCTGCCGTCATTGTTAGCATCAACACCTAGCACTAAACCATAAACTTTTTCCTGATAAAACTTTGTAATAGCATCAGTAATATATGCCATGAGTTGCTGTTTATTATTTGGGTCACCAGCAAAGTCACGTAGCTTGTAAGACCTAAATCTTACAGCATCGGATATTAACTTAGTAATAGTTGGTGCTACATTTGCTTGGGGATTAGCTTTTAAAAGAGGCGCAATACTTTGTACTACATTAGCATAAGTTGCTTTGGCAATGCTAGGCACTTTGCGAACTTCTTGCTTAAACTGTGCATCTAGTTCAGCTTGTGCCTGCTCGATGTCGGTCTTGCCGGTCATCCATTTGGGCAATGTTAGTTCATCAATCTTCACTTTATTTCCCCTCGTCTATTCTCTTGACGCCACGTACAAACTTGCTAGGATCCTGAGCACGAATACTATTAATTAAACGACGCTCTAGCTCACCAGCAGTCTGATCATTATAGTGTACACGCATCTCATTAATGAGATTGATTGCACTATTGATAATATTTTCACCTCTACTTTCAATAACGTACTTACGATCACGTTCAGTGATCATACTGTTAAGTTCCTGCAGAATGCTACGTGTTTGTTTTTTCATGACTTACCATCTAGTTTTCTAGTATTTATAGTTAAATAAAGATAACAGAGGAGGAACAAAATGTCTATATCTGAGCTGAATTTCAGCAGTCGAAGTCTATTATTTGCTAAACTAGCACAAATTGCTTATCTAGACGATAATGAGGTATCAGTAGCGGCTGCGGATCTAGGATTTAATACAATAGAATTTTATAATAAAGATGGAGCGCAAGCATATCGGTTCCAAAATAAGGAGGACTGTGTTATTGCTTGCAGAGGTACACAACCCAAAGAATTTAATGACCTTAAAGCAGATCTAACAGCAATTCCTGTTATGGCTGAAACTGTAAGTCGTGTACACAAAGGATTCAAGGGAGAAGTTGACGACCTCTGGCCAATGGTACTTGAGGATATTCGTAAGACTGACCAGAAGTTATGGTTTTGTGGTCACAGTTTGGGGGCAGCAATGGCAACTATTATGGCCAGTCGTTGTCACTTATATGCGGGTATTCCTAACGTTGAGGAACTTTATACCTATGGCAGTCCCAGAGTTGGCTGGCAAAAGTATGTTGATAGTCTAGCAGTTAAACATCATCGCTGGGTAAACAACAATGATATCGTTACTCGTGTTCCTTTGAGAATCATGGGCTATATACATCATGGTGAACTACACTATCTAAACACCTGGGGAAATGTTCGCAATCCTACCGGTTGGCAACTAGTTAAAGACAGACTACGCGGAATGTGGAGAGGTCTTAAGCAGGGTAAGATCGATAACTTTGGTGATCATAGTATGGTAAACTATGTTGAACATCTGGACAAATACGATCAGGGTATGGAAACGCCACAAATCTAAAACATGTTGCCTCTGGTTTGCAAAAGGCTATAGGTTAGATAGGTACCTAGAATAAAATTGTGCAACTTCAGGAAATGTTTTAGTCCAGTCCTGCTTTCTCCAACCATCAACCTGTTGAATATTAGATATCATCTGTTTAATTAGTGTAGAATTTTCGACAAAATCGGTTGGTACTAACCCAACAATATCAGTTCCTGAAATACTGTTTATATATTCTGCTGTTAATGAGTTTAAGCTAAAAATTCCATAACAATTATGTGTTGTATGATTTGTAATATCTCCCAAGCGATTAGTACTAAAATTATTCCTAGCCCAATCTACTAGTTCATTATGATAATACAAGTTAAAAATACTTAGGGTTTCTTCTACTAGAAACATCATGTTGACTGGCGCAGTTTCCACTATTTTTTGAATATTTTCAGTCACTTGATTCCATTTAGCAGGCCATCTGAGGTATTCAAAGCGTTCAGCAACGCCGTCTAAACTAATATTAAGTTTAACAAGATGTGCTCGTTCTACAATAGAATAATGATGTTCTCCAATTGGCTGTGTGCCATTTGTTTGAAAACTAAGTATAAGCTGACTGTCAGCATTAGGTACATTATTAACAAGATAGTCAGCAACTTGCCAATAACTTTCGCCAAGCAACGTCTCTCCACCAGCAAATACTACATTTTTTAAATTAGATAAATCTAGAGTCTCAAGTATTGCAATCAGCTCTTCAACACGATCAGGCTTTGGGTCCATCTCAGAGATTGCATTGTTGTCTTTTAAATGCTTTTGCCAAAATGTGCTGCTATGAGGGCCGCAACTACGACATGCTAGATTGCAACTGGTATTAAACATTAAATCCAAACGTAACGGGCCAGATATGTTTCTTTGTATACCAAACTGTTCTAACATTCCTTGTCTAAAACTAACTAATCCGGCACGTTCATTTGCTTGGCAAGTCCCACAGCTATCTAACCACTGACCGCTATCGTTTTTTTGTCTAATTACTTCAAAGTTCTTTTTTGCCCAAATATCATTAGTTTGAATAAGTTTACTTGTATCCAAACAACAATGTTTAATATTGATTCCGGAGCCTTGTTTTAAGTCAATATTAAGACCTCCGTGAATCATAGGGCAATATATGGAATTATCAGTCACTTTGCTTCAAGCTCGCTAGCATGTCTTTGAGTTTTGAGCTCTGGACATTCGCAGTGATTTTAGCAACATCCGCATCTCCATCTACTTCAGGAGTTTTGTTTCCTGTTTTAAGTTTTTCGTAGATTGAACTACTCTGATTCTTAAAGTTCTGATAGTCTTCATCCTCGCCTAAATCTAAAATGCGCAAACTCTCTAGATCAAAACCTAGGTCAACTTTTTGTCCTACACCACTCGAACTACGTGTTTTCATTAGCTGTATCTGATAACGACCACGTTCGCGCATTGCACGACTTGTAAAGATACCAAACACGTTATCAGCAGTGTTAATTTTACTTATGCCGCCACTAATATGGCTGTGATCAAACTCAATCTCTTCAACTGCACTACGGTTCAACTGCGATGCTGTTACAAAGATTGTGTTAAGTTCTTTTGCTAGATTGCGTAGTTCTTCACTTACATATTTGTCCTTAACAAACAAGTCATTTGGACTAACTTTAGCACTAACTGGCATTAGCAGATCCAAATAATCAATTAATAGAAAGTCAATACGCATCCCTTTTGTGATCTCCAGTTCCTTGAGATAAGCACGTATATCATTTACTGTGCTCTGTGCTGGCATATACTTGATCTGAAATTTGCCTGCTTTCTTACCCACCATCTTAACTTTCATCTCAACAGTGTCTAAGTCTTTGAATACTTCTTTGGTACTGACGTTTGTGAGCATACTGTCAATACGCATAGCACTCAACCCTTCACTAAGTTCTAGTGTTAGGTATACACCGTTGAGTCCTGCTGTTACCCAGTTAACAGCCAAGTTCTGCATAAACAAACTCTTACCACTACCACTGCCACCTGCAAAGATGTTTAGCTCGCCCTTGTTCATACCACCAAACAGTTTACGATCCAGTGCAGGCCAACCTGTGCTTACCTGTCCGTTATTGTCCTTGAGTGCCATAAGTCGTTCTCTAGGATTATCAAAGTAGTCTGTGCCCATATCT